GATGTCCGGACGGATGAAATGTGGCGGGATATGCGCTGGTCAGTGGCGCGCATCCAGGACAAAGCGCGCTGCATTGTGGGGCAAATCTGATGAAAGCCTATGCGCTGCAGGGCGACACCCTCGACGCAATTTGTGTCCGGTATTACGGGCGCACTGAGGGGGTGGTCGAAACCGTGTTAGAAGCGAATCCCGGCCTGTCAGAGCTCGGCGTGATCCTGCCACACGGCACGGCTGTTGAACTTCCCGAAACCGACAGCGCGGCCAGAACCGAAACGGTGAATCTATGGGACTGAGTATGGAAAAAATCACCACGTTTATCGCGTACTGGCTGGCGGTTGCGCTGGCGTATCTGGGGGCTATGTCGCCCGAAAAGATGGCGCTTTACGTGGGCGGCGGATGCGCCATTTTTACCGCGCTGACCAATTACTGGTTTAAGCGCAAGACGTACCTCTATCTGACATCGCTCGGACTCGACAAAGGGGCTATTCGTGAAATCAATCGTTAAACGTTGCAGTGTGGCCGCAGTGCTGGCGCTGGCGGCGCTGATGCCTGACTTTCGTCTGCTTAACACCTCGCCCGAGGGGCTGGCGCTGATTGCCGACCTCGAAGGTTGTCGCCTGACGCCTTACCAGTGCAGCGCGGGAGTGTGGACGTCAGGCATCGGCCACACTGCAGGCGTCGTCCCGAAAGGGGAAATCACCGAGCGACAGGCGGCGGCGAACCTCGTCGCGGATGTGCTGAACGTCGAGAAACGTCTGGCCGTTTGCGCGCCGGTGAAAATGCCGCAGCACGTTTACGACGCGCTGGTCAGCTTCTCATTCAACGTGGGAACCGGCGCGGCCTGCCGGTCGACGCTGGTCTCGTTTATCAAGCGCCAGCAATGGCCGCAGGCGTGCGACCAGCTAACCCGCTGGGTTTACGTGAATGGCGAAGTTAACAAAGGGCTGGAAAACCGCCGCGCGCGTGAGCGTGCCTACTGCCTCAGGGGGATCCAATGAAAGTAATGTTGTTTCTGCTGGCCGCGCTGATTGCGGTTGTGCTCTGGCTGCGCCATGAAAACGGCAATCTGTCCCGCTCTTTCGAACGGGCAAACAAGGTCGCAATGGAACAAAAAAACGTGATCGGAATGCTGAAAAATCAGCTTTCCATCTCGCAGCGAATCGCCAGGAAGAACGAAACCGCGCAGGTCAGTTTACGCGGGGAACTGCTGGCCGCCGGTGCGATGGCCGTACGGCGGGAAGAAACAATTACGAGGCTGATAAATGAGAATGAAACTTTACGCCGCTGGTATAGCGACAAGTTGCCTGATGTTGTGCGCAGGCTGCACACCCGCGCCGGTTGCGCCTCCGCCGGTCATTGTTTACAGCGCCTGCCCGAAAGTGAGCTATTGCCCGATGCCGGAAAGCGAACCGCTCACTAATGGCGACCTGAGCGCCGATATTCGCAGGCTTGAGCACGCGCTCGCCGCCTGCGCGCTGCAGGTTGAAACCGTCAAAGACTGTCAGGATAAACTCGATGAAGAAAGCACGCAGCCTGCGCGAAGCGCTGATTAAAGCTGTTCCGCAACTGGAAACGAACCCCGAAATGATGCGTATCTTTGCCGATGAGGGCAATATCGATGCGCGGCTCGCGGCCACGCTGTCACACGAAAAGATTTACACACTGAATGTGATCGTGTGTGACTTTGTGGGCGACCCCGATTTGATATTCGTGCCGGTGGCCGCATGGCTGCGTGAGAATCAGCCGGATATCTGCACGCTCGATGACGGACGCAAAAAGGGCTACCGTTTCCAGATGGATTTAAACGACGGGGACAGTGTTGATATCAGCATCAGCCTGCAGCTCACCGAGCGCACCATCATCAAAGAGGAAAACGGCGCGCTGCATGTCAGCTATGCCCCGGAGCCGCCACCGCCTGAGCCTGTCACCCGGCCAAAAGAGCTCTATATCAACGGCGAACTGGTGAGTAAGTGGGATGAGTGACTTTAAGCCTTTTGACGACAAGCTCGCCGGGTTACTTGCTTCCCTGTCACCGGCAGGACGTCGGAAGCTGGCCGGGGAGATTGCAAAGGAGCTGCGCAAGTCGCAACAGCAACGCATCAAACAGCAAAAAGCCCCGGACGGCTCACCGTATCAGGCGCGAAAGCGCCAGCCGCTCAGGGCAAAGACCGGGCGAATAAAAAGGGCGATGTTTCAGAAGCTGCGCGCGAGCCGTTACATGAAAGCCACTGGCCGTGAAAACAGTGCAGTGGTGGAATTTACCGGCAAAGTGCAGCGCATCGCTCGCGTTCACCAGTACGGGCTAAAAGACCGGCCAAACACGCATGCAAAGGACGTGCAATATCCAGAACGCCAGTTACTCGGATTCAGCCGGGAGGTTAAACAGCTCGTCGAGACGCTGATAATTAAACACCTCACTCGCTGATCGTTGTCACAACGACCACAAAACACCGTTCCATTGCCGCTGGCCTCGCCCGGCGGCATCCTTTTCCCATGAATAATCTAGATTTTTCAGGCAGATAGTACATTGTTTCCACTGGATGATTTGGGGTAAAGCGAAGCCTGCTTTCAAAGTTCGATTTGGCAAAAAAAAATCACACTGATAAATTGTTATGATTCTGATAAATGATGCTATGCTTAGAGTGCTTCATCAGAGGTTCATGTCTGGTAAGCAACCTAATTTTTCAAGCCTATCACAATGTGTTGTTAGGCTTTTTTTTTATGAATTAAAAGTTCCCAATAAGGTTTTTGAATATCTTCTTTGTTTGGGTGGTTCTCGTTAAATGGTTTGGATTGTTGTTTGTTTATAATTGATGAGTCATAAAGCTATTAATGTGCTCATCTCCCCTCTTTCTTGACTGGTGTAATGTTCTTTTATATCTTATCAGTGTGGTGAATCCCCCTAAGCGGAGGGGCGAACCAGTCATACAAACTTGCAGTATGCTCGCAGTTCTTTGGACTGGCAAAGAATTACCGGGAGGCACCCGGCGCCACAATTCATCACTGGTAATTCTTAACCGTACTGGCTTGATGATTTCTTAACCCTTACCTTTGAAAAGGTATGAGGTTTTTGTTTTAAGGTTGCAATGCAATTTATTCAATACGATACGGTTTAAATGTACGCTTTCGCCACCCCGGTTATTTCTTTGAAAGTAAATTAATTTATTTAAACTTATATTTTAGCATCTAAAGGTTTTTTTGAATTTTATGGCATTTTTGGCATAACTAAAGTTTATGCGTGTGAGTTAGCTTTGATTAATTCTAACTTTTTAAAAGTTAATTTTATTTGGCAGTTAAAGGTCATTCGCATGTTAAGAAGAATAAAATATCAACCCATTGGTCTTATGTGTTTTTTGTTGTTGATGTGTGGTTTAATGTTGATGCTGTTTAAAGTTTATGGGCTATATGTTGATAATGTTAATGGGGGGTACTCCAGTTATTTTTTATGGTGCTTTGGTAATATTGATGATTTTTAATTGTTTAAATCACATTGGTTTTGAAGTTTATCTGTGACAGAAAAGGTATGTTTCTTATCCCTGGGAGGGGAGGGATTTTCCATATTATTATCCGGCCAATCTCAGCAAAATGCCCTGGTTATTGCTAATCGCATTAAACACAGAATTGACTATGATTTGCAAGTTAAGAAAAAAGGGGTGTTAACGAACCTGTCACTGTGAGTATGGGTATCTACTCATTAACTGAAGGAAAATTAAATGAGGTTGATTTTGTAGGGCGAGCAGATAAAGCCTTGTATCAAGCAAAAAATGACGGGCGAAATTGCATTAGGGTCTGGTCGAAAAGCTAGGCTTTTTGTTTTGAAGGATGTTGTTTTTTGTTACTGCTTTGAGCTGTCAAAGAGGTGTGGTTATAGGCTATATTAAGATTTATCAGTGATTGTAGAATGGGTGATGAGAGTCTGTGAAATTAAAAAAAGCGGGGAGGGAGACATCATCTTACCACCCCGCTAAAAACATCATGCACATTCTTATTATTACTACATCGGCTATTATCCCTGAGTTTTGTTTTTTTTAAAGTTAAAAGTATGAATGTGTTAAATTTTAGAAAATAACCTCCAGGTTAAAGGTGTGAAATATTTGTTATTAAAGTTAATATTTGAAAGAAATTAAAAATCGTCAGTTGTACTATTCATGGCAAAACGCTATTTAATTGCCTCTGGCCTTGACCGGCGGCATCCTTTCCCCATGAATAATATAAATTCTCTGCAGGAAATCGCACGTGCGATCCGCAACCTTATCCGCGCCGGCATCGTTACCGACGTCGACCTCGACGAGGGACTTTGTCGCGTCCAGACCGGAGGCATCGAAACCACCTGGCTTAACTGGCTCACCAGTCGCGCCGGTCGCTCTCGTGTGTGGTGGGCTCCTTCTATCGGTGAGCAGGTGTTATTGCTGGCCATCGGCGGCGAGCTCGATACCGCTTTTGTGCTGCCGGGCATTTTCTCTGATGACCATCCCGCGCCCTCGGCCTCACCCGATGCGTTTCATGTGTCCTTTCCTGATGGTGCTGTCATCGAGTACGAACCCCAAAACAGCGCGCTCACCGTGTCAGGCATCAAAACCGCTGACGTCACGGCGTCGGATTCCATTACGGCGACCGTGCCGGTGGTGCTGGTGAAAGCGTTGAGCCGCATCACGCTCGATACGCCGGAGGTGGTTTGCACCAACAAGCTGACGACCGGCACGCTCGAAGTGCAGAAAGGCGGGACTATGTCAGGGAACATCGAGCACACCGGCGGGACACTGAAATCAAACGGCGTGCAGGTGGATAACCACGCGCACGGCAACGTACAGAGCGGCGGGAGCTGGACTAAGGGGACACAATGACGGTGCGTTATCTCGGTATGAACAGCCAGACCGGGCTGAGTGTTTCTGAGGCCGAACATATCAGGCAGAGCGTGCGCGACATTCTGGTCACGCCGGTTGGCTCGCGTGTCATGCGTCGTGAATACGGCTCCCTTCTGTCAGCGCTGATTGACCAGCCTCAGAGCCCGGCGCTACGGCTGCAGATTATGGCCGCGTGTTATTCCGCGATCCAGAAGTGGGAGCCGCGCATCAGCCTGACGACCATCACCTTTGAGCGGTCGGAGACCGACGGTGGGCTGTATGTCGATATCACCGGCACGCGCTCGACCGGCGGACAGTCCTTTTCCCTCACCATTCCACTGAGTTAAACGCTATGGCAATTGTTGACCTGAACCAGCTCGCCGCGCCCGATGTCGTGGAAGTGCTGGACTATGAGACCATCCTGAGCGAACGAAAGGCGACGCTCGTCTCGTTATACCCCGAGGAACAGCAGGAGGCCGTCGCGAGCACGCTGATGCTTGAATCAGAGCCGATTGTTAAGCTGCTGGAAGAAAACGCCTATCGGGAAGTTATCTGGCGACAGCGCGTTAACGAGGCCGCGCGTGCGGTCATGCTGGCTTACGCTGCTGACAGCGACCTCGACCAGATAGGAGGAAATTACAACGTTGAGCGCCTCGTCATCACGCCTGCAGACGACACCACGTTTCCGCCGACACCAGCCGTAATGGAGTCGGACACCGACTACCGTCTGCGCATTCAACAGGCTTTTGAGGGGCTGAGTACCGCAGGCTCAACCGGTGCATATCAGTTTCATGGCCGCAGCGCCGACGGGCGTGTCGCGGATATTTCCGTTATCAGTCCTGAGCCTGCGTGTGTGACCGTGTCCGTGCTCTCGCGTGAAAATAACGGCGTAGCCTCTGACGAGCTGCTCGCCATCGTGCGCGCTGCGCTGAACGATGAGGACGTCAGGCCGGTGGCGGACCGCGTGACCGTGCAGTCAGCGAAAATTGTCGACTACAAAATCACCGCGTCGCTTTACCTTTACCCCGGTCCCGAAAGTGAGCCGGTACTCAGTGCGGCAAAAGCAAAGCTGCAGGCGTATATCACCGCACAGCACCGGCTCGGGCGTGACATCCGTAAATCTGCGATTTATGCCGCGCTCCACGTTGAGGGTGTGCAGCGCGTCGAGCTGGCCGCGCCGGTGGCTGACATCGTGCTCGATGAGACTCAGGCGTCATGGTGCACCGAGTACAGCGTGACCATCGGGGGCAACGATGAATGATACCCGACTGTTGCCGGTGGGCTCGTCGCCGCTTGAGGTGGCGGCGGCGCGCGCCTGCGCTGAAATCGAAAATACCCCCGTTCCCCTGCGCCGTCTCTGGAGTCCTGACGACTGCCCGGCAAATCTGCTGCCGTGGCTGGCGTGGGCGTTTTCCGTTGACCGCTGGGATGAGAAATGGACGGAGGCCACAAAAAGGGAAGTGATCCGCGCGGCGTGGTACATCCACGCGCACAAAGGAACGATAGGCGCGGTGCGTCGTGTGGTGGAGCCCCTCGGCTATCTGATTAACGTTACTGAGTGGTGGGAAACCAGCGACCCGCCCGGCACGTTTCGCCTCGATATCGGCGTGTTAGAGACCGGTATCACCGAGGAAATGTATTACGAAATGGAGCGGCTTATTGCTGAT